GAAGCTGGTCGAGGCGGCGCATGGCGACGTCAAGGTCGGTGTCGGCCTGGTCGAGCAGAGCTCGGCCGTGTTCGGCTCGATCCTGACCTCGGTCAACGATCTCTCGGCGCTGATGAATGGCATCTCGCAGACCGCCCGCGGCCAGGCGAGCGACGTCTCGACGATCAACAAGGAGATCGACGGCATCGGCACCATGGCGCATCAGAACGCCGCGCTGGTCGAGGAGACCAATGCCGCGCTCGCGCTCACCGACGAGCAGACCCGTTCGCTGAAGGAGCACATCGCCCGCTTCAGCTTCCGCGAGAGTGGGGCGGCCGAGCATGGCCACGACCAGGCGCGGGCCGCCTGACAGCCTGACCCGCAGCACCATGGCCGGGTTTCACGACGCCCTCCGCCGCAAGGCGGGGGGCGTTGCGTTTGGCGCGGCTTGCGGGAGCATCGCGTGGTCTCTATTTTAGAACCATTCTAAAGGAGATTGCGATGCTATCCCGGTTCCTGCCCGCCGGCCTGAGTGGCCGGCGCCGCTTCGACAGCCTGAGCGAGCGCGAGATTCTGGCGCTGGCGATCGCCTCGGAAGAGGAGGATGGCCGCATCTACGCCGTCTATGCCGAGAAGCTGCGCAAGGACTATCCGGCCTCGGCGGCGGTGTTCGGCGGCATGGCGGCGGAGGAGGACGAGCATCGCCGCCGCCTGCTCGACGACTACCGCCGCCGCTTCGGCGAGGTGGTGGTGCCGATCCGGCGCGAGCATGTCGCCGATTTCTACCAGCGCCGCCCTGTCTGGCTGGTCGAGACGCTCGGCCTCGATCGCATGCGTGAGGAGGCGGCGGCGATGGAGCGCCAGGCGCGCGATTTCTATGTCGCTGCGGCGGGGCGCAGCACGGATGCTGAGACGCGCGGCCTGCTCGGCGATCTGGCGCGGGCGGAGGCCGGGCATGAGAGCAAGGCGGAGGAACTCGCCGAGGACCATCTCAAGGGCGAGGCGGGTTCGACCGAGGACGCTGCCGCGCACCGCCAGTTCCTGCTGACCTGGGTGCAGCCGGGCCTTGCCGGGCTGATGGACGGCTCGGTCTCGACGCTGGCGCCGATCTTCGCCACGGCATTCGCGACGCAGAACCCGTGGACGACCTTCCTGGTCGGCCTCTCGGCTTCGATCGGCGCCGGCATCTCGATGGGCTTCACCGAGGCGGCGCACGACGACGGCAAGCTCTCCGGCCGCGGCTCGCCCTGGAAGCGCGGGTTGGCCTCCGGCGTGATGACGGCGCTGGGCGGTCTCGGGCATGCCTTGCCCTATCTGATCCCGTCCTTCTGGACGGCGACGGCGATCGCGCTCGTGGTGGTCTTCATCGAGCTCTGGGCGATCGTCTGGATCCAGAACCGCTATATGGAAACGCCCTTCGCCCGCGCGACTTTCCAGGTCGTGCTCGGCGGCGCGCTGGTGCTGGCGGCGGGCATCCTCATCGGGGGAGCGTAAGGCCCGTTGCCGCTGCGCCCGCCGGATGCTAGGCCTGCCGCGGGCCGGTAGCTCAATGGTTAGAGCTCGCTGCTCATAACAGCGCCGGTGCCGGTTCGAGTCCGGCCCGGCCCACCACTCTTTTGCTAAGGTTTTGGTTTGTCGTCGTTATTTTCCTCGGCGCCCTCACCTTTAGGCGGGGTGAGGGAATAGACGTTCGGTTCTTGTTCCGTCAGGAGCTTCGTGGCGGCCTGAGTCGCGAGCTTCCGGCGGTTGGCTTGGCGGGTATAGAGCGAGGCCATCTTGCCGCCTCTCCACCCAAAGATTGCCTCAAGCTCACTCTCGGTAGCGCCATTCTCTGCGGCCCTCGTGGCGCCGGCCTTGCGCAGTCCATGGGCCGTACCCGGCACGCCGGCTAAGTCACAGACCTCCCCAAACCAGTTCCCGAGGCCCTCCTTGGAGTAGGGCTTCCCCGAGGGTCCCACCAGATAGGTCATCTCTCCGGTGGGCGCTGCCTCAATGGACTTGGCTAGGGGTGGTAGGATGGGGACGATAACCACCTCCCCGTTCTTCTGCGTGCGGAGGGTGATGATGCCGCTCCTCACATGCTGCCGGCCCAGCTTGGCGGCGTCACCCCGGCGCAGGCCCGTGTAGAGGAAGATGTCGTAGGCCAGCCTCTCGCGGGTCCCCACGGCATACTTCTCCTCGAAGGTGTCGCACTCATCGGGGGTCCAGGTGTGGTGGCCGTTCGTCTTCGGCCTAGGGGACTTCACGCCCTCGGTCGGGTCCACGGTGCACTTCTCGGCCTCAATGGCCCAGAGGAACAGCCCCCGCATGGCCACCACGAAATGCCGGGCTTGGCTGGGGGTGGCCTTACGCCGCTCCCGCCCGTCGATGATGTGCTTGCGGGTGATATCCGCGTAGGGCGTATCGCCGGCCTTCTCCAAGACGCCCTTGAAGATGTTGGACCGCTGGTTCCGCGTGGCGACCGAGAGCTTCGCCCAGGCGCTGCTTTCCTTGTAGCGGTCGAGCAGCCAGCGCAGTGAGCCAGTCCCCGCCTTGCCGGCCTCAGGCTTAGGCGTTCCGGCAATCGCGGCGTCGTAAGCTTCGTTGAATTCCGCCGAGCCATACGCCCCGGTGATGCGCGTTCGCGGACCTTTCCCGATGCGGACGTACCAGACGGTAGCGCCGTGACGGGTGACTTGGCGATGCAGGTGCGGCTTGCGAGGACGCGGCATGCAGTCACTCAAAGCACAATCTCCCGCCTCTTCTCAACGGGTTTCTGCGCCGGGGCGAGCATCTCGCGGTACGGAATGACACGGATCGTGCCGTCAGACGCCACCTCCACGCATCCTTGGCCACCGGCCTGGAGGAGCGCCTTGACGGCTCGCGCTATGTCGGCCTGCGTGGCTCTGGCGGGTCTCATGCCCATGGTGCGGTGCTCCTTGCGAGGGAGAGGGAAGAGGGGCTTTCGGCTGGGGGAGGCCGGGCTGTGTGCCGTTATTCAGCTTCCGATTGCCGACCACGCGGCCCAAGTCTGGGTCCTCGCTCCGGTCGTAGCTCGGTCGGTGTCCTACCCCATGCGAAAACCCCCAGGCCGTGAAGCCTGAGGGCTCTAACTCAACGCTACTGCTACGAGTGCCGGCTCAGAGCGCCAGCGCCGTCCGTCCGCCGATGGCGTCGGTGCGGATTTCGATGCTGTTCTCCGGGCGCAGGATGCCGTGGCCGTTGAACATGGAGGCGATCATCAGCATACCCAGGCGGTCGGGCTGCGGGATGGTCTGCACCTTCATGCCCCGGCTCTCCAGGGTGCCGACAGCCCACTTGTTGGAGACGTGGCCCACGGTCGTGGAGAAGTTGCCCCGGTACTTCGCCGGGCCGCCGGTGATGTTGGTATTCGGAATGTGGTTCGTGCCCTGCGTGGCCAGCCCGGCGATGTCGCCGATGGTGCCCGACGCACGGTTGCCGGAGCCGGTGGTGACCGGGCCGCCCTCGATGCCGGTGAAGCGGGACAGGAGGAGATGCTGCTTGTGCGGGAGAAGGACCTTCGGGGTGTCGCCCGACATGTCGTTGACCCGGAAGTATTCCTGCGCCGCGAAGTAGACGGCCTCCAGGCTGGCGCCGTTGGTCTTCATGTCCGCCGCGTAGGCGTAGGCCGGGGTGGGCTGGCCCTGCGGAACGTCCGCCACGTCGCGGGACGCCAGGATGTGCATGATGGCGATGCGACGGCACTGGGTCGAGGCGAGAGACTGGCCGAGCTGCGAGGCGTAGGCCTGCGTCAGGTCGTAGTGGATCATCTTCTCGTCCACCTCGGCCACGAACACGCTGTCGAACAGCATCTTGTCCAGGTCGATGACGACTTCGTTGTGCTCGATCTTGCCGCCGAGGATGCGCTCGCCGGGGATGTGCTCCTCCGCATCACGCTTGCGGCCGACGATGGGGAAGGTGTTGGCCTTGCCCTGCTCGATCTGCTTGACGTGGTGGAGGTCCTGGTAGTCCATCTTCTCGTCGTAGGCGGTGATGACGAGGCCGCCGAATTCGATCAGGTAAAGTTCCCGATCATCGGTGCCCGCAGCGCCCTTTACACCCGGAGTGGACCGGGCATCGGTGAATGCGCTCATATAGGTGAGGCTCCTAGTTGTGGGGCTGAGCGCCCCTGTTGACCCGGCTGCGGGCTTCCGCCTCCGAGATGACTTGCCGCTGCTGCTCTGCGTAGATCACCGCGTTGGTGAGGAAGACCCCCTCCGAACGCCGCGAGGATGCACAGCCAGCAAGGGCGATGGTGATGGGTGCGGCCCAGAGAAGCGCCCGAAGCACGGGCTACTTCCAGAGCTTGGCCGACTTGGCGCCGAGCTTGCGGAGTTCCTGCACGCGGGCATCCGCCTTGACCCACGCCTCGCGGTCGTTGGCCTTGTTCTTCCGTGCGGCCTTCTCCTCACGGAGACTCTGGGTCCACGCCTCCTGGTACTCCGCCTTGGTCTGGAAGAGGCCCTGGGCGTTCGTGCTGCCGCCCGGAGTTGCCGTCTTGGTGGCCTGCCGCGCCGGAGTGGACTGCCTGCGGCCGGGAAGCCCCTCGCGGGAGCCCTGAGCCTTACCACCCGAGGCCGCGCCGTGACGGGAAATCAGAAGCTCCACGGCCTCCGAGAACGCCTCGCCGCCTTCCTTCTGGAGGGCATTGAAGCGGGCACGCTGCTCCGGGGTGTAGCCGCCGCCCTTGGCCCAGGCGATGGCCGCAGTGACAGCCTCCTTGCCGCCGAACTTGTTGGCGAACTCCGTGTCACGCTGGACCTGGAGGGCCACGAGCCCATCGCGGGTCTGGTCGATGAAGGCGTCAGAGACCTTGAAGGTGTCCTTGAGGTACGCTCGCGTGGCCGGCCTCAGGTCGCCCGTCTCGCCGTCTTTGAGGTTGGCGTAGTCGCCCCAGAACTCCTCGCCGATGGCCCGCTCGTTGAGGGTGCCGTCCTCGTTGATGAAGCGCTTGTCGAACTTCGCGACAGTCTCCGGGTCGTCGGCCTTGTATTCCCCGAGGTCTTCGAGGCTATCTCCCTGCTTGCCTTCCTTGAGGTCGGTCTCTTCGGGGGTCTCCGTCTCCGGGGCGTCACCTTCGGGCTGCTCGCCTTCCGGCTTCGGCGTGAGGTCGAGAGCGGCATCGTTGCCGTCCACCGCCTTGGCCTTGCCGCCAGCATCCGTCTCGAAGGCGCCGTTCTCCGAGCGATCTCCGACGATGAGTCGGCCTTCCGCGAGGGCCTTCTCACCGGCCGACTGCTGAGAGCCTTCGCCCGCCGGAGCGCCTGTGTCTTCGCCTGCCATGGGTTACTGTCCTTCTGGTTGCTGCTGCTGGTTGAACTGGGCGGCTGCCGTCTCCGCGCCGGCCTTGGCCATTGCAGGCGTGGCGCCCTTGAGCATTTCGGCTTGCATTGCCTGCTGCTGCTGGGCCTGCTGTTCGTCCGCCACCACCTGAGGGTCCCGCACGAGGCCATCCGGCTTGATGCCGTCAGCCGCAGCAAGGCGCCGCGCGAAGTCGATGGCGTCGAGGATCAGCTCCGACTTGGTCGGGAAGGCTTCCTTGATGGTGGCCACGAACGTGCGCAGGGAGGTGCTTTCGGTGGACCGGCCCATGGCATCCACGCCAGTGACGACAGCCACCTCCACCACGCCCTTGGGGAGCTTCGGGAGGTCCGGGTTGGCTTCCTCGTTGAGGAACATGAAGCGGCGGACAATGACGCGCTGGTTGCCCTGCGCCACCGCCGTGTAGAGACCGCCCATGCCCTGATCCAACTCTACGCCCAGGCGGCTAATCTCCTCCGCCGTCACTCGCTCGCCATCGCGGCGCAAGGAGGACTGCAAGAGGAACGCCGCACTGAGCCGCCGTGCCGCCTGCTGCTCGCGGCTGCCCACGAAGTTGAGATCGGCGGATTTGTCGGAGCGAAGGACGGTGAGGTCTTCGGCAGACCCCGAGAGCACATCGAGGTTCTTGGCCTCCCGCACCTGCTTAAGGCTGGTCCGGGTGCCGGGCTTCACGAAGAGCAGCGCCCAAGCCGCGAGGGCCGCACCGTCGTTGCCGGCCGACGCTAGGCTCTCCAGCGAGTAGAGGTCACCGCGATACTTCTCACAGTAAGACCTCCCCCAGTTTTTGCCGTACACCGGAATGATCCAGCACGGCCACATGGGGCAATCTTCGTAGTCGGTCTCCATCTCCGTGTCCGGGATGAGGCGGCCCTTGTACTCTTGCCAGTAGAGCCAAGTCTTCTCCCCGGAGTTGTGGCCGATCTTGACCTTGCACACCGAGTAGATGTCGGCTTCCTGCTCCCAGTCCGGGAGTTCGTTAAGCTCGGGCTCTTCTGCCCAGATGACTTCCCGGATATCTTCATCCAGGGTCATCACCTTCACGCGCTCTTTGTGGATGGTGAAGATGGGGTGGCCGCCGTTATCCCGCTGGACCACATAGCAATCCGGCCTGTGGTAGGTGGGGCTCTCCACATCAATCTGCTTCCAGAGACCGTTGCCGGCCACGAGCAGCAGGTTCATGAGCCCGACATAGGCAGTCCGCATGGGCACCGTTTCGACCCGCTTGCGGTGGCCCAGCTCCACGCGACTGAGCGCGAGCTGCACAGCGGAGTAGAGCTGCGGGTCCTTCTCCACATCAGGCTGGAGCTTGGTCTCAACCGGCTCGATGCGGGCCATGGGCTGGCCGGGCGGGAAGGCCATGAACATCAGCTTGGAGGCGAGGTTGGCCACGCACTGGGAGCCGATGCTCTGGTTGTTGCCGGGGAGGTCATCGCCGGCCTCGTAACCCTCGGGGGGCATGATGGCCGGGTCTGTGAGTTCCGCCATGCGGCGGGCCATCCAGAGGACCTTCTCCCTTTCGCCGACCATGGAGTTGTAGAGGCCTTCGGCGCTGCGGCCTAGGGTGTAGAGGCCAGGGTCGGGTCCTTCCCGGTCCTCCTCCTCGTAGGTGGCGTAGTCGCCGTAGCTCATCGATTTCCCCTGGGGTTACATGCGCAGGCCCGCGCCACCAACGCCAACGCCGCCCGAAGACAGCGAGCGGTCCACCCTGAGGCTGGGGGTATCGGTGCCGAAGTTGGCCTCATCCTCAGCGCGGCGGGGGTCAGCAACCTTCTGCTCCTCCGCAACTGGGCTGGGGGCTGCGGGTGCCGGGGCCGGGATCGGGGTGGCCTGCTGCTTGGGTTGTCTTGCGAAGCACATAGGGCTCACATTCCTTTCAGGCTGCGCCCCAAGAGGGGGACCGAAGTCTGCTGCCCGGAAGGAGCTTGGGCGGTGCCCCCGCTCTCCTCCCTAATGCGGGCGAGTTGCTCGGGGGTAGCGGCGGACTGCTCCGTGCCTACCTGCTTCCATGCGTCCTGCGTTGAGTAGGGCGCCGGGTTGTTGTTGGGGCTGGGTCGAGACCCTCCTCCAAAGCACATGCTGGCGGTTACCTTAGCTCAGACCCCCCGCGCGTTCGGCCTCGTCCAGATCAATGGGGGCCTCCTCGGGGTAGTCCGTCTCTTCGCCGTCCGGGTCGCTCTGTGCGTCAAGGATGCCCCTGAGGTCCTGCACGAGGGCCACGCGGCCGGCGTATAGGAGATGCTCCTCAACCGTCTCGCGGCTGGGCTCAAGGCATCTCGGTGGGAACGCCCTCTCCAGGTATTCGACCATGCGGCGGTCGAGCCTCGGGGCGTTGGCGGGGTCGGTTGGCTGATCGGGAGAAAGCCGCTTGAGGAGTTCCCGGAGCCGGGTGTCTGTCTGGGCGCTCATGGCGCCCTCCGCTGCCACCAGTCGGGATCACCCGCGACGAAGGCCCGGAGCATCTGGGCGCAGCGAATGGCCTTGTCGATGTCCTGGAGCCCGTTCTTGCCGTCGTAGCGCATCGAGTATTTCACGATCTTGCCGACGAGGATGGACGGCCCGAAGTTCTCCACGAGGAAACGGATGGGCTCGATCTTGAAGCGGGCGTAGTGGGACGGGAGGTTGACCTCGTCGCCGGCCTGGATGGCCTTGTCCTCACCGGACCCCAGGCGGTCGCTCGCGGTGAGGATGTTGTGCAGTTCGTCCTTCTGGGCCAGCGTGAAGTCCGCCGCCGGCTCGGCGCGGGCCAGCTCGAAGCGGTCGGAGGCATAGGCAACAACGTCACCTTTGCCCCGCAGGTAGATCATCTGGCGGCCCTTGACGAAGCCCCACTCGGCCTCCATCACGTAGTGGTTGCCCGCGACGAGGTCCGGGCGGCCGGCCGCCTTGACGCAGGACAGGAGGTCCCCCGGCTTGAAGACCGGATCGGCCTTGGCGTACCCCGAACGCTGTACCGGGGGCAGGCCCGGCATGCTGTCGTTGAGTTCACTGTGACGCATTGGACCCTCTCAGCGGTTGCAGGCCCAAGGCCTTGATGATGTGGTATTCGGCGGAGGAGTCGGCATCGACCTCCCACACTCCGTCCTCAGGCCCCATCTCCTGGAGCCCGCCCGTGAAGGTGGTGAAGATGTCCCGCAGCTCCATGTCCTTGAGCAGGGCTTGGTGCTCGGTCTCGTTCCGGCCGTAGGTTTCGTAGGGCTTCACGCGGCGGAGCATGAAGTCGTAATTCTCGTAGCGGTCGTAGGCCCCACGCACCGCAGCCGGGAGCCAGTTCTCGTACTCCTCCGACATGTAGGCCATGCCTGTGGGGAGCGGGCTGTCCGTGATTGCCCAATCGACTTGGCCGACGAGGCGGCGGAGGCGCTGGTCCTGGAGCCCGAGCACAAGGAGTTGGTTCTTGAGGCTGCCCCAGTCCTTGCCGTAGGTGAGGTCCTTCGCGACCTCCGTCACGAGTTCGACCTTGAAGCCCCAGTGCTTGAGGACGTTAAACAGGCCCGCCGCCGTGGTGGACTTCCCGGTGCCGGGGCCGCCCCAAAGGTTGATGACCTTGAGCGGGAGGTCTCCGGGCTGGGCGATGCCGTCATGCCGATCTTCGCGGGTGCTCATTCCGTGGTGTCCTTCCGGGCAGGTGTGGTGACGCGATAGGCCCAAGGCGAGAGGTTCGGCATTCGGCGCTGGTCGGCCCATTGGTTGTAGTCAGCGTTTGGGTCCAGCTCGATGCGGTGCCTGTTGGCTGCGGAGCCATGCCAGTCGGCGTACTCAACATGGGTCAGCCAAACCCATTGCCCCTCTAGGGTGAGCACAGGGTACCACGCCCACCATCGTATCCAACTGCGGGACGGGTCGGGAGGGGGCGGCGAGAGGGGCCGCATCATCGGGTCAACTCCTCGTCACGCTTGCGGTAGTAGGACCCCTCCGCCGCCTTCCTGTCGCGGCAGTCCACGAGGCTGGCACGGTCGATACCCCACAGGGCCTCCGTCTCCGCCTGGGTCTTGGCGCCGTCCGGGATGACCACGGGGTTGGTGCACGCCGCTGCCAGCTCCGAGGGGGCCGCCTTAAGCACCGGCTTGATGCTCAGCCCTGGGTCAGCGAATTGCGTTGAGGCGGCGCACGCTGGAAGCATCGAGACACTCCCGAGAAGCAGTAGGGCTCGAAGCGGCGGCATGCTGGTTGTCCTTGAGGAGTTGCTGGAGGCTGGCGTTGGCGATGCTCAGCCGGGCGATGTCATCGAGCGCCGACGCTTGGGCAGCGACATTCGCGGCAGTCTGGCGGGTGAACTCGGCGGCCCGCTCCTTGGCAACCTGGAGGACCGCTTCGGCTTTCGCCTGGGAGAAGCCCTTGTCGTATTGCCCCTTGCCGTAGAGCAGGATGCCACCGACGACTGAGAGGATGGCCACGAGGTAGGCCACGGGGGCGTAGGGTCCGAGGAGCTTATTCACAGCCGGCCACGCTTGCGGCCCATGGCCTCATCGTAGAGGGCACGCACCTTCTCCACTGGGCGCTCATCGGCCGGTAGCTCCGCGAACGCACGGATGCGGCCTTCTAGGTCCTCCAGTGCCTTGCGGTCGGCCGAGACCTGGAGCAAGGCATGCGCCAAGTTCTCCATGTCGCTATCGTCCTTGAGGGCGCTGACCTTGGCCACAGCCGCGTCAAGTTTACTCGCCATCGTTGTCTCCTCCCGCCTCGGTCTCGCGGGGGTCGATCTCGCGGCGGCGTCTCGGGGTTTGCTTCATGAGGCTCGTGTCGTGCCAGACAGCGCCGAACACGTATGAGCCGATGGTGGAGCCGGCCAAGGCGAAGTAGCCCAGGGCCAGCGTCTCGTTGAGCCGGGTGTCTCCGCCGCGAAGTGTCAGCCACCCGATGCCCACGAAGCAAACAAGCAGGGTGAAGAAGACGACGACGCGGCGGTACTTCCAAGGGTAGGTGCTTTGGGCGTCACCCGTCACGGGCGGATGCCTTCCTTGATGAGGACCTCCGGGGTCCAGAGGGTCACCTTCCCGTCCTCGTAGTCCCCGTGCCTGAGGAGCCTTGCGAGCCGAGCGGTGATGAGAGCATGAGCCTCCGTGAGGCCCTGCTTGCGGTAGTGGCTCACGATGCACGCCCAGTAGTCGTTGGTCGGCTCGGAGAACCAGCGGGTGACGGCACCACCCTTGTCTTTGCCTCGCGTCTTCACGCCCTCCTGGGGCACAAGGCGCACGGGCTCGGCGATGATCTTCTCAGCGCGGGGAAGCCCGATGCCGGGACAGCCGTGGAAGCCGTCCGTGGCGTCACCCGCAAGGGCCTGCATGAGGTGGAAGCGGTCGGCCTCCGCCTTCGAGACTTCCCGCACGAGGTACTCGCCCGAGGTCCCGATATCCATGCGGATGGAATGGTGCAGGCCTGGGATGGTCTTGAAGTCCTTGTCGCGGCCCACGCAGATGAGGCGGGGAAGCGGGTCGGGGGCCTTGTGCTTGTAGGCCGTAACCGCGCCGCCTTCATATCGCGTCCCGTAGGTCTCGCCGCCGGGGGGCGTGGTCATCAGGATTGACAGCGTGTCGTCCGCCTCAAGCCCCTCCCACCAGACGGCCCCGTGCTTCTGCGCGAGGTAGTCCTTGAGGTGGTCGAGGAGCATGGGCCGGGGGCCGGTGCGGTTGGTCTTGTAGTTGGGGTCAACAGCCCGTCGCCAGTTCTCAGTGGGGTCGGAGAGGAAGACTTCATGGCTGTCAGCCTTAAGCCCCGCCTTGAGGTTCCACAGCATGTTCTCCACGCAGGCCTCCCCCTCCGCGATGGAGGCGAAGGGCCACATGTACCCGAAGTCGTCCTTGTAGTTCCGCTGGACGGCGGCGGCAGCGGAGAAGGCGATAACATCCCCGTCGATGAGCAGATGCGTCTTGGGCATATGGGGAAGCTCCCGCGCTGTTCGCTTGGTCGGGGTTAGTACGTGCCGTCTTGCGACGGCTTGCCAGTGACGCAGGCCCAGAGGTCCTTGAGGCAGTCCAGCGCGTCCTCATCGACAGCCGCGATGGTGGCCATGAAGGGGATCAGGAAGGCGGAATAGGTGCGGACCACCCAATGCTCATCCCCGAGCGCCTCCAGCTTTCCGGCCAGCCAGCCAGCTATTGTAGAGAAGGAGGGCGCCGCACTGGAGGAAGCCGACGACAAAGAGGGCGAACCACGCGCCCAGGATGTGAAGAATAAGGCTCAGCATGTCGGGTAGTTCTCGCGTTGGGTCCACGCGGCAACGCCTTCGGCGGTCGCATTCCAGACCCGATTGAAAGACAGGCCGTCCAGGGACACGTTGCTTATCCACCCCATGCTCGCCGCGAGGGCCACATAGGGGGCGAGTGCTCGTGCCCCGTCCGACGATACGAAGATGCCCACCTCCCAGGCTTGGCGCAGGACCTCCCAGACTTCGGGAGGCACAGGCCCGAGGTAGCCCCGGTGGACGTGGGACTTGGGGCGGCTGCGGGCTAGGCTCATCGGCTCCGGGCGTCCTTTCGGAACACGGTGCGGATGTCCAGATGCCGCATCTGCTCGGGGCGGCTCACCACGTAGGTCAGTTTGAGGCCGTCCTCGCGAGTGATGCGGAGGAACCGACCATGCTCGCACACCCCTCCGAACTTCCAGCTCAGCTTCATCAATGGCACTCCAGCCAGTTCTTTCCGGTCTTGCCGTCCGTGCGGTAGCGGCCCCGGAGACCCAGCATCTCGCCGGCCTGCACCATGGCCTCTTCCGCGAGCTGGCGGAGGAGCGGCCCGAGGCCCGGCTTGTGGGTGAACTGGAGTTCGTCATGGACCCAAAGCACCTGCTTGAAGTCCACCCCATCCACGAAGCCTGCGGCTGCCAGCTTGCGGTGAAGCAGCATCATCCAGAGCTTGCAGGAGATGGCGCCCGCCGACTGGAGCAGGGTGTTGAGCGCGGCGTAGGGCTTGCGGACGTGGAGCCTGGAGCCGTCGATGGCCTTGAGCCAGCCCCGCTCGGCGGCGCCCTGCACCAGCTTGATGAGGTCCATGAGCCCCGTCAGGCCGTTCTCCAGCTTGACGATGATAATGCGGGCCTTGGCGATGCGGGCCTTCTGGGCGTCGTCCAGCTTGGCCACGAAGTCAGCATCGAAACGCTTCTCCAGGGAGCGGAGGAGCATGGGCAGACCTCGATAACCGAGCAGCTCCGGTATCTCCTCCGCCGTGACCGTGAGGCTGAGGCTCAGCTTGTAGGCAGACCCGCCGTAGACCTTGAGGTAAATCGTGGTCTTGGCGTCGCCTCGGGTCATGTCCGCGAGGTCGGCGTGCTCTTGGTGCGGGTCGCGGTTGGGGTCGCACACTCGCTCGGAGAACTTGCCGCCATCGTGCGGGAAGAGGTAGTGCCCGAGGTCGATCAGCTCCAAGGCGGAGGCGTCGATGCCGGTCTGCTCCCAGCCCTCGTCTGCACAGAACAGCTCGCGGCAGTCCGCCCCGTAGCGTCCCTCCATCCCCATGAGGATGACCTCGCGCTTGGTGCCGTCAGCGTCCACAACCTTCTTCTTCTGGACGGAAGGGCACTGCGACATGTTGGGCGAGGAGTGGGTGGCGCGGCGGGTGGGGGTGCCTTGCGGGTCCATGTTCCCGTGGATGCGGCCTTCGTCGGTGACCTTGTGCATCCACGCCTGGGAGCCCTTCGCGAGCATGCCCAGCGTCTTGTTGACCACGAAGCTGTTGAGGATCAGCTTGCGGAGTTCCGGGGGGATTACCGCCTCCGGTATCTCCTCCAGCGTGGTCTCATCCACAGTCGGCTTCTTGTCCTTGCCGAACTTCTTGGGCTTCCACCCGTAGACATCCTGGAGCCGCTGCCCGAGGTGGTCACGCGAGGCCGGGTTATAGGTGACCCGCTCGATGTCCACGTAAGGGGCGTTGGTGCTGTATTCGCACAGAGGCGGCCCGACGTAGGGCGCCAGCTCCTTGCCGGTCTTCTCGGAGAAGCGGCGGATGGTGATGTCCGGGAACTGCGGAAGCTTGACGTTCCGGTCGGCGGCGGGGGTCTTGATGTCGGAGGCCTGCCACCACGAGCCGAACGCCTTGACGAGTTCCCGCTCGATGCGGGCCTGCTCGTTGCGGAGATGCTTGGCGAGCTTGACCGCCTTCCCCACATCAAACCGAATGCCGTAGCGCTTCTGCCGGTCGATGATCGCGGCGACGGAGTTCTCCATCTCCATGACCAGCTCGGGCCAGACCAACTGCCCCGGCTTCGGGTCGATCCAGCCCATGGCCGTGTAGCACCGCCGGATCATTTCGGCCGGGCCGTCGAGGTCTCCGGTCATGAGGTAGCTGGACTGGGCCGGGCGCCAAGCGTGGAAGCCCCCGGTGTATTCGACCTTGTGCTTCCCCGTCCGGTAGCCCCATGCCGCTACGCTGTGACGCTTCATCATGTGGCCCGGCATGCGGCCGGACTTCCAGAGGCGCATGTCGCCGTCCATGAGGGTCTCCGCAGGGAAGACCGTCTTGGCGAGGACCATGCTGTCCCATGCCTGGGGCGGGCGCTTGTAGTCGAGGGAGAGGAACTTCTCCAAGGCGCGGTAGTCGAAGTTGATGCCGTTGTGCGCCCACGAACGGTAGACCTGAGAGAGGAACCGGGCGCCCTTCGCGAGGTCGTCCGGCCCGTTGTCCACGCCCCAGTAGAACTTCTCCCCGGTGTTGAGGTCGTAGACGCCGATGGACCACAACTGGGTGGCGGCGGGGATGGGCCCCTGCGCCTCCATGAGGCCGTCACCTTCAATGTCGTAGATCACATCCCGGCCGGTGCCGTCCTGGTCTCCCTGGAGGCAACCGGCCTTGATGGCGTCCCACTCGGCAATCTCCTCGGGGGTCCAGTTCTCACCGGCCGGCTCGTGGTAGGCGTACTTTGTGCAGAGGGTCACGGGTCGTTCCTAGACTGCCACAGCCAGAGGACCACGAGGCACACAAGGCCGGGCACTAGGTAGGCTGCGAACAGGAGCGCTAGGAGAGTTGCGGGCATCGCGCCTCCACCACCAACTCGATGTGAGTTTCGTTGGGGAGCTGGAGGCCGTACTCAGCGCATCTCTCAATGATGGCCGGAGGGGCGAACCGGCGGCAGTGGATCAGCTTGTAGCCAGCCCAGTAGAGCCACTCCAGGAGGGCGCCGGGGGTGAGCCACGTGTAGTCCTCTTGCAGCTCGTGCGCCCAGTTGGCGGCGTAGGGGGCCTTGAGCGCCCAGTGCGTGGCGTTGTGCCAGTCCTTGGCGGGGTCCCCGTGGCGCTCCTTGAAGCTATCCCACTGGGCCTGAGACCCCATGGCGCGGAGCTTCTCCTTGGCGTCCTGAGAGACAGGCAGCCCGATGTTGCCCACGCAGCCGCACATGTCGCGGATAGCGATGTAGCGGGCACCCAGCGCCGTGATGGGGAGGTGCTTGAGGTTCGACACCTCGTGCAGCACGGAACTGAGGATGAGGGTTGTCTCGTTCGGCCGGTCGCGGAGCCACACCTTGGCCAGTGTATCGGGGCCGCCGGAGACGAAATGGACCTCGGGCACCACCAGATGCTTGGGCGTAGCGTGGTCGATGCCGATCAGGACGGGATGCCGGTAGAGGGATTGGTCGCCGGCCGCCTTGAGGAGCTGCCCGTCGCCACACCCAAAGTCGATGAACCTGGTGGTGCCGGCATTGACGTGGGGCATGAAGAACAGCTTGGCCTCAAGGGTCTTGCTCATGGCCGGCAGATAGGAGCCCGCGAGGTATTCGGGGCTCATGCGGGCTCTCCGATTTCCTGGAGAACAGCCAGCGCAGCGTTGCCCGTGGAGGCGTCCGCATGGTCGCGGCCCGTCTCGTAGGCGTCGTCCACGTTTCCCGCCGCGTAGTCGTCCGCGCCCTGCCAGTCGTCGCCACAGTACGGGTCCTCTCCGGCATCCTTGGCGAGGTCCCTAACGAAGGCCAGGAGCTTTGCCAGCTTGTCGGCGTCACTCATTGCCCTCCTCCTTGCCCAGGAGCCTCAGGCCCTTGCGGCGGACAAAGGCGGCGATGTCGCTCTCCACCTTGGACATCCACGTGAGGTAGCGGTCCATGCCCCGCAGGACGGGGAGCCGCGCGGCTTCATCCAGCAGGCGGGTGTCCTTGTAGGCGGGGGTATTGCGGTAATCGACGCCGTGGGACTTGAGAGCGTCGAAGGCCACCATGAGCATCTGCGCAAAGGCGCGGGCCATGGTGAGGCGTGCCTGGAGAACCTTAGGGTCGTTGGTGTCTTCGGTCTCGGTATTCGTGTTCACTTGCTCGCTCGATACCTAGAAGTCGTCTCCAGGTCCGAGGGGCGGGAAGCTAGGCGTTGGTCCACTACGTCCCCCGCTCTTGCCGCGCGATGGCCCAGGGAAGACCTCCGAGGTGGCGACAAGCCGGCCGTCCGCGAGGGAGTAGGCCAGGGTCACCATGGGGCCGGTGCGGCTCCGGGGTCTGTTCTTGAGGGCGCGAAGCTGGGTGAGGAGGGACAGGTTGCCTTCGGCCTGCTGGTTGCGCTCGTGGCCGATGACGAAGGTAGCGAAGTTGGCGATGCCGCCCGACCCCCGAACCTCGTTCAGTGAGGTAGCTGCGCCTTCCTCGTGGGCGGTCCCTTCCGGGCGCTTGAGGTGGTGGGCAACTTGGAGGTGGACCCCGAGTTCCTTGGCCATGGAGGCGAGGTCTCGGGACGCCTTGTCGAGGGCGCGACGTTCATCATCCCCGAGGGAAAGCCCCGCAGCGATGAAGGTCAAAGGGTCGATCACGATGACGCGGCAGTCCAGCGCTTTGGCGCAGTAACGGACATACCCTAGGATGGCGTCAACGGACCACTCTGCGGTCTCAGGGTCGAACAGCTCTACCAGCCGATTGCCGAATACTTCCTGGTGCACAGTCACCATGTCGGCGTCGGGGAGAGGCTTGATGTCTAACCGCTTGGAGACGTGGATACTCATGAGCCGGAGCTTGACATCGCGCCGGGTATCCTCAAATCCCATGTGGCCGATCTTGCACCCCTGCTTGAGGAGGTGGTGCTCCAGCTCAGCCATGCCGGTGGTCTTGCCAATGCCGGTGCCCGCTACGTGGTAGCAGACCTGTCCCGGCTTGATGGGGCCGAGCATCTCGTTGGCCTCGGGCCACGGCCATTCGTAGCTCCAGTTGGTCTCGTCCTCCTGCTGAGGCGCAAGCACGTCCTGGACGTTGTCAGCCGCGTTGACGATCCCCTTGGGGCGGAACGCCGTGGCCATGTAGACCGCGCTCTCGATGTCACCGGGCTTGCCGGCTTCGAGTGCAGCGTTGGCGTCCTTGAAGCCCGGTGCCTTGGCGAGGCGGACCTTGCCGACCTTGAACAGCTCCGCGCAATCGGCGGCGGCCTCCCGCCCCGGCTCGTCGTCGTCAAACCAGAGGATGATTTCCTGGAAGCGGTCGAGCCAGAGGTAGTTGGCCTTGAGGACCTTCGCCGCGCCCTTCGCCCCGGTGTTGACGGAGACCACGGCAATCTTGAAGTCGAGGACCTGGGCCACGGTCATGGCGTCGATCTCGCCTTCCGTGACGACAACCTTGCGGTCGAAGCGGTCGCCGAAGACGTGATGGCCGAACAACCGGCAGGACCCAATGCTGGGCGCGGCGGGGTCGGGCTTGAGGACAGCGAACTCCTTGTTGGGGAGCCGGAGCTTCTGGCCTGCCAGTTCGCCTTGCTGGTCGTAGTACGGAGCTACCTGGACGGTCTGGCCCTTGAAGCCGGCCGAGAAGTAGCCGAAGCGGCGGAGGGTCTTATCCGTTAGGCCCCGGAAACCTTTGAAGGCGACGGAACCGGAGGCAGGCTCAAGGAGTTTATCGGTTGCGGGGGCCTTGGGTTTCGGCTTCGTGCGGTGCTCAGCTTCGCCCGCCGTGTCTCCCTCGCACAGCATGCCCAGGGCGTCGTAGCTGCCGGGCTTGGACTTGAAGCCGCAAGCGAAGCAGTGACTATGCCCGTCTGCGTAGATGACATGGCCGTACTCAGTCGGGCACTTCGGGCAGGTGGTCTTCACGGCCACCGTCTCGTTCCCCTCAGGGAAGACAACGTCGTCGCGGTGAGCCATGACGCTCAGCCCTGCGGCGGGGCGGGCGCAAGTTCGGGCAGCGGATCGGGCCGGCCGTGCTGGTCGCGCTTCCAGGTGTACTTCATGTAGCGCCCGCCGTGGAAGTCCTGGTCTGGGGTCGCCTCGATGGGGTAGCCGGCCTTCTTGAGTTCGGCCACGCGGCTGGTGATGGAGCCGATGCCCAGGTTGGTGAGCGCGATGAGCGGCGTTAGGGTGTGGCCGGCCCGCAGGTAGTTCACCACAAGCTGCTGCTGCGGGGTGAGCTTGCCGATGATGGCCGCCTCCACCGGGTTCTCGAAGACCTCGCTGGGCTTGGCATCAACGGGGATGGGCTTGGTCTTCTTGGCCATGTCGTGGTCGTCCTCGGGTTGCGGCAGCGGGCCATCCCACGCGGGGGACCTCGGGCTACCGGGCTTGCGGTGAATTGCGTTCTGCCCGACCACAGGCAGCGGCCCATAGGCGGCCCAGAGGTGGGCCAGCAGGGCGTGGAGCGCTTGGCGCTGGTCGGGCGTGTGGTCGTCCTTGCCTTCCCAGCCTCCAGCCAAGTAGATGGCGATGCTGTCATGGTTGGCGAGGCGGGTGTGGGAGCCGTGCACATCATGCGGCCGGCATGGAATTGCTGTGCCATCCCGCTCGATGACGAAATGGCAGCCAGCCTCAAGCAGCCCCCGGCGCCGGCCCTCCACGGCGAGGTGGCGAGCTACGCTGGGGGTGCCTGGGGGCGTGTTGCTGGAGGCCAGGATGATGCGGGTGGTGCGCTCCCTAGGTCTCCAGGTGAGCATAGGACCTCGTCAGTTGAGGGAATGTGTCTTGGACAGCTCCGCGAGCTTTGCGGCGTCGGCCTCGCGCTGATGCTTGAGGGCGGCACCCTTCTCCGTGGCCTCCGTCATCTCCTCGCTGATGTCGTAGAGATGCTGAGCCGACAGGTTCTCCGCGTTGTTGACCACCGCAACGATGCGCCTGCGGAACCCGTTGGCCTCCTCCGTGGAGAGGACCCCGTCTTTCTCCGCAAGGTCGAGGCCGAAGAGCCAGCCGCCCGCCTTCTCCGTCATGGCCTCCACGTGGGACTGCCGGGCCTTCTCCTTGGCGGCGTGGAGGGCGCTGCACGGGTCCAGCCGAAGGGCCAGCTCGGCCGAGGTCTCGTCAAGCATGTGCGTCACGGGAGAGGCTCCTTGAGTTGGGAGGCGGCGGAGGAAGGCGGAGGCGGTAGGTGAAGACCCGCATGCTGGGGCCGGCATAGGATCGGTCATCCTGCCCCATCTCGATGTAGCCCTTGGCGAGTAGCTCCAGGCCGATCTCTTTGGCGGCGTTGCGGTCCAGGCTCTCCTTGAAGCCGGCCGGCTCCCTGAGGGTGTCAAACCAGCGCGTGTCGATGCCGTGGTTGTAGGTGAGGGTCTCCAGCTTCCCGTAGAGCACGGCGAAGGTCCACGCTTTGTATTGGCGATGGCGCTCCCGCAGGTGCCACGGGCTCCATGCCCAGAGCCAGTTGTTGATCGCGTGGCACAGGGCGGGAAGCGTGCAGGTGTCGGGCTGGGCGAGGAGGAGGGTCATAGCAGGGTATCGCTGAGGTGGATGTGAGGGAAACGAGCCTTCCAGATTTCCTCGTGGGTCACCCGCTTGGTGAACTCGCCCTTGAGGCGCTTGAAGCCGCCACCGTCCGTCCACGCAGAGCTTCGCTCCTCCGTGCCACACCGCAGGCATAGGCGGGTTTGATCCAGGCCGGGGAACAGGCCCGAGGCGCTGGGCTTGTAGGGGGCGTGGAGAAGCTGCGAGTGGTCACACAACGCCCGAACCTCTGCGGCGCGGGTGCGGTAGGCGTCTATGGCCCGCTCGGCGTCCTCCAGGTAGGCCTTAACGTCGGGGTCCACGGGCGATAACCTCCTCAGGTGTCACCCCAGGCCCCGGCTCCTTGAGCCACGACTCGGGGATAAGCTTGTCGGCGAACTTGAAGCCGTGCTTGGTGCACCAGTCGGCCAGGGTGGTCTTGGAGCCCTTGGCGATGGGCGCCTTGCTCCGGGTGAAGACCAGCCTGATGTCAAGCTCGGGGTACTGCTCCTTGACGAGTAGGTGCTTGGCACGGTCCTTCGCGTCGAAGACCCCCTTGGTCTCCACGATGATGCCGTTGTCCAACGTGAAGTCCCACGTGTAGGTGTGGAAGGACTCCGGCACTAGGTAGCGGACCTTGAGTTCCTCGAAGCGGACGTTCTGCCCCCGTGCGGCGAGCAGCTTGGCGTTGTTGGCCTCAAGCCCAGACCGGAAGCCCAGCCTGAGGCCAGCCACGGAGGCGGTGCGCTTCTGGACTCGGTCGTGCCAGTTGAACGACTTTGGGCGGGTAGCCATGGGGCCTCCTAGCGCAGGGCGTAGGCGACGAGCCCCGTGGCAGTTCCAGCCGTGACCCGGAGCGGCTCGATATCGTCCAGCACGAGGGTCTTGTTGGCTTCGAGCGGGATGGTCATGGAGCCGCCGGCCATCTCGATGACTGCGGTCCCGGCGCCCGTGGCGTAGAGAACCAGCCCCGAGGAGCCTTTGGAGATGGCGGTGCCGAGCGTCATGGCCTCAGGGGTGGAGCGCACCCGATTAGTCGAGCGCCCCATGTCAGTAGTCCCCGCCTTCGTCCGTGTGACCGCCGTCAGCTTCGGGGGTCTCGTCCTGGGAGTAGCCGCCCGCCAGCTCGCCGAAGTTGCCGAAGCCCTTGGACTTGCCTTCGCCCAGCTTGAAGACCTGCACGGCGGCGAAGTCCATCCGCACGCCAATCTGCTTCGTGCCGGCCACCTTGATGCCCCGGAAGGCGAACATGGTGCGGAGGACGGTGCCGGGGAACAGGGGCTTGTTGAGGTCCTTGTTCTTGCTGTCCTTGATGGCGATCTGGACCTTCTTCTCCTCGCCGGACTTGAGGCGGATCGTCTCGTTCTGCTTGAAGTCGAACACGATGGCGCCGGTCTTGTTGCCCTCGTCGTCCTCTTCCTCCTCGTAAGGGACGTAGAGGTTCTGCTTGCGGGCGTCGGCCGGCTTCATGTCGGCGGTCTGCTCATCGAAGTAGGCCTGGGCGGCGGCGTCGATCTGCTCCTTGAAGCGGAGGGCATCGGTGCCTTCGACGCGGAGGGGAAGCTTGAAGACGCCGAGGTCGTTGAACTTCGTGTCGGCCTTGTTGATCCAGGTGCCGACCTGGGCCTCACCCAGCGGGGAGAACTCATAGACGGTCTTCTTGCGGGGTTCGCTCATGGCAATGGGGCTCCGTGCCCCAGGACGGGACCGGCCGGGGCTTGCGTGATGGAAGGGAAGGGGTGCGGGCAAAAGAAAAGCCCCCCGAGGGAGGCTCGCAACACAACCTCGGGGGGCCTGCCACGCGCCACTTGGGGAGGGGCGGTGTGGACTTTCAGGGAGGCGGCGCCTGGGGCCTAGTCACCTAGAAGGTGGAGACCCCGCGCTCGCCTTTAACATGTATCGCCAGCCAGTCCCGCAAGGAGAGCAGGCTGTCGTTGGCACGCTTATGCCCTTCCTCGGGCCGGGCCACACGGCGGGCCATCTGGAGCATGGTGTAGGGGTCCAGCCCCAGGCGGTCCATGGTCTGCTGGAAGGCGAGAGCGACTCCCACCACAATGATTTCCGGACTCATATCATCGCGCTGCATGCCGTCAAGCGCGAGGTGGGCCGCGTCGATGGCCTTGAGGCGAGGCACCATGGCCAGCTTGTCCGTGTCGAGCGGGCGGCCGGTCATCGGTGTTTACCCGTCGCCTTGGACCACAGGAAATCGTAGGCCTTCTTGAGCCCCAAGCCCAGCACGAGGCCAAGGACCAAGAGGCCGACCAGTTGAATGAGGATCATCGCGCGGTCATCCACAGGGATGCCAGGAGGTTGCCCACCACGGCCACGGCGAGGAGTCCCCAGAAGATCCGGTTGGCGTTTTGCTCAATGCCGGTCTGGGGAAGGCGATACGGGGGCTTGCCGTCAGCGGGAGGCGGGCCGATGTCGATGGGCTTCTCCATCCAACCCGAGCGGGCGTCGAGCCACTGGCCCCAGGAAAGCTTTGCGGTCATCGGGAGGTCTCCTATTCCGCGAGCACGCCCATGACGGCGATCACCAAGGCCAGACCCAGCGTGACACTGAGCAAGGCCCTGAGGTCGTCGGGCGTGAAGGTTGCGGCGAGCTGGCTCACTTGAGGCCGAGCATCGGGACGGCGGAGCCGGGGAGCATCGTGCTCGGCAGCTTCCCGTCCCACTTCTCCGCCTGCGTCAGCGCGACGAGCTGGGGACTGTCCTTGAGGGCGTCGGCGCGGGCCTTGATGGCGCTGGCTTCCGCCTCGCCCCGCAATTTGATGGCCTTGGCCGCAGCCTCCGCCTCCGCAAGCTGGCTATCCGCACGGCCCTTCGCCTGGGTGACGGCGATGCGGGCGTTGACCTCCTCGCGCCGGGCGTTCTGCTCGATCCGCTGGACTTCGACCTCCGCGAGCATGCGCTGGTTGATACTGTCCTCGAAGGCCTTGGAGAACTTGATGTCCTCCACCGTGATGTTTTCCACCACGAATGGGGCGTCCTTGGGGAAGGCGCCGAGGATGGCCGTGCGGATGGCCTGGTTCATCGCCGCTCGGTCGGAAATCGCGGTGGTCGCCGAGTAGTGACCAAAGGTCGTCTTGGTCTCCTGCGCTACCACGCGGTTGATGAGACGGGCCTCCAGGTTCTCCGCGCTGCCGAACTCCGAATACACCCGGTCCACCTTCGTGGGGTCGATGCTGTAGGAGATCGCAATCGCGAGGTGAGCCGGCTGGAGGTCGCGGCTGTAGGCCTCCAAGGTCTGGTCTCCGGCCCACCGCACGGTGCGGGTGCTCACGGGAATTTCCACCACGCTGTCAATGATGGGCAGCTTGTAGCCGCGCCCCGGCTGGGCAATGCCGGTGATGGCCCCGTTGCGCAGGATGACCCCGCGCTCCTGCTGGTCGATGGTGTAGGAGAAGGCGAGCGCTACCGAGAGGAGGACGACAGCACAAATCGCGCCGAGGATGGCCTTGGCCATGGCGTAAAGCTCCTGCGATGTGAGGCGGAGGGAGGTGCGGCCCTAGAGCAGCGCAACCACGAGGAGGCCGGCCCAGAGCAGGACGAGCCAGAGGATGTACGGGGTGTGGGGTCCGTGCAGCTTCATGCGGAGGGACCAGAACTGGCGAGGCCCCCGCCACGGGGTTACCGCAACGAGGGCCTCCGGTCGTGGACACCCGAAGGGTCTTGACCGTGGGTTGCCTAGATGGAAGGACGCCGCGAGGCGCTTAGGTCCATCTAAAGTGTCCCTTAACTTATTCGGTGTTGTGGTGCAACCACTAGGCGAAGAAGTACGGACTATCGAGCACCTCTTCCAGGTCCAGGTTGCCCTTGTCCAAAGGAGGGGGCATCCGGTCCATCGCCTTCTCGTGCGCCTCCAGGAAGCCCAGCTTGGCGTCCTTCGCCATGTAGACCCCCGCGAGGGTAGAGGCGCAGGCCTGCCGGAACATCTCCAAGTTATCGGAGCGGTGCACCTCCACAAACGCCTCTCGCAGGAAGACCCCGAGGGCGTTCATGTTGGCGGCATGGGTCCCGTAGGCGTCATGCACCGCCGTGAAGTGGGATATTCCAGCAGCCTTGCACTTGTTGACGCATATCGTCAGGGCGGCGGCGTCGAGCGAGTGCACGAAGTTAGGGGCAATGCCCCGGAGCTGGTCCTCTACATGCAGCTCGTCAGTGGTAACAGCGAGGCTTAGTTTCAGCTCCTCCCCGTTCAAAATCGTTTTGATACGCTTGGTGTCCACCTTGCCATAGAAGTGCCGCACCACGAAGCCAGAAGGGGTCTTCCAGTAGATCGGCTGGTTTTCGACGCACGCCGCCTTGGCGCACTCCTTGAGCCAGTTCATCACCTGCACGGCGCCCTTGACGTTCTCGCCTACGGTTTCCCACAGGAGGTTGGCGAGGTAGGAGATGCGGGCGAAACGGAGCTGGGTGTATTCGACCCGCGCCTTCTCTGGGCCATACTCCTTGAGCCACTCCCCGACATACTTGCGGAAAGCCTCCAGCGTGCCGCCGTAGGGCAGCACCATGACCTGCCGCTTGGTAGCGGACCTTGGGACCACGCCTCGGAACGTGTCGATCCACCAGCGGGCAATAGACCCCTTGTCAGTCCGCTCCACGCCTTGGGCTTCGAGCTTGGCCTGGAGCTTCTCCGCCACGAAGCGGTAGATGTCCTGGGGTTCGGTGCCGGGCACGAGGTTGACATAGAGGCCGGCCACCTCGTCGCGGGTCATCGCAGCGAGGTGCTGGATGCCGTTGCAGGTGCCGTCCACCTGGATGGGCAGGAAGGAGCAGTAGCCGTAGCCCTCCCGCAGGAAGCCGGCCCAGTCGAGGATGGCCGCGAGAGCCTGGAAGGGCTTGTCGCAGTTCACCCAGCCGTGGCCTAGCCCCATGCCATCCGGGCCGTCCTCGCGGTAGCCGATGGGGTCTGAGGCGATCTTGAGCCAGATGTGGTTGTACTTCTCCACCCAGGCTATGCGCTTGTCGAAGTCCCACTTGTCGTTGCCCCACATGGACGCCAACTGCACGGCAATCCACCCGGCGCCACCGTTCTCCTCGGTGACAGGCAGGCCCTCGTTGAACCGCAACAGGCCTCGCGCGAGGTCGTTGCCCTGCGGCTGTAGGCTGCTGGGGATGGGATACATGCGCCCCCGGAAGTCGAGCATGTGGGGGAAGTAGAAGCAGGTGGTGGAGGCGAACTCGTCAGCCAGCGTGAGGGTGCGCTCCAAGGCCCACATCTTGGTGGCCTGCTCGTGGCGGGCTCGGTAAACGGAGGCCTGGGCCTTGCGCCATATCTTGCGGGCGTCAGCGTTCTCCGCGATGTCTTCCGGCTCGATGATATCCCTGATCTCCGCCGTGGAGACCATGCCCTTCACCTTGATGCCCCGATCATAGCAAACCTGGGCGGCATGGAAGACCCCCGTGTTCACGGCCCAGCCGGTCTCTTGCACGAAGGCGAGCGCCGAGTAGACCTCGGGCATGTCGAGCGCTTCGTACTCGTCCGCTGCGCCTTCCTTCTGGTCAATCTGGGAGGCCTTGAAGCGGATGAGACGCGGGGTGCGGGCGTACGGGGTCCAGTAGCCGCCGCTCCGGGTGTTCTCCCAGCGCTTGGGGGGCATCCGGGTGGGCTTGTACATGGGCTGGGAGATTTGCTCGCGGTCCAGCGCCTCGGAGAGCCATTGAAGCATCTCGGGACGGGGCAGCAGGGCGAGCGCCGGGCCTTTCTTCGAGCCGGGCTTCCAGACGTAGTTGGGGTCGTTCTCCAGCGTGAACCAGTTGGTGCCTCGGGTGAGTGCATCGAGCAGGCAGGAGCCCACGCGGAACTGCTGCTCCACGGACCACGCCGTCCAGTTCACGCCTTCCATCCCGCCTTCGGCCGCCACGGTGTTGAACATGATGGCGTTGACGATGCGGCGGTGCGAGGCGGAGGAGAACTCGCGGGTGAGCTTGTCCTGGAGCGCACGCCAGGAGCCCTTGCGGAGCAGCTCCTCGGGCACTTCCAGACCTTCGGCAGCCAACTCCTTCGCCATCTTGCGGCGGGCCTTCTCGTCCAGCCTGTCGTGGCGCTCCCAGGCACGCATCCGCAGCTCGTGCTCCGTGAACTTGCCGATCTCGATGCACAGCGGCGTGATGTTGGTGGCGCGGGCGGTGATACGGTCCAGCACGGTGCGCAGGGCTATGGTCGCAAGGAGGTCGGGGTCTGCGTCCTTGATCAGTGGCAAGGCTACGGGCTTGGGGCCGCCTCGTGTGCTCCCGTAGGCCCTTACCCACGAAGAGATACGCTCCGAGACCTTGGGCACCCAATCGAGCAGCAGGTGGCGGACGGGCTCCAGGCGAGCCATGTGGCCTTTGCGGCGTGCCTTATCGACGTGGGCTGCGAAGGCGGCGGCGCCCTCATCGCGCATGCCTCTCTCTAGCTCGATCTGCTCCGGCCACAGGGGATGGTGCTTGGCGGTGGAGGCGTCCTTCGGGGAGAACACGGGGGGATCGTAGAGGGCGGTGGTGAGGGTGGTGTCCATTGCGAGTGGAACTCCGGTTTGGCTTCTAACCTAAGCAACGAGAAACCCCCCGCCTTGCGGCGAGGGGCTGGTTATTATGGGCGGGGCGTGTGGGGTAGGCGGAGGCCGGCAGCGCATTACTCGGCTGGCGTCTTCTCGATGGTGACCCAGAACCCGATGCCGTCTTCCTTGTACTCCCCCTTCTTGGGGTCGTTGGCGTCGAGCGGCTGCCCCTTGGTGCGATTGATGCAGATGACCGCGTAGCCCTTCCGAGCGGCAACGTCCTTCTTGCGCCAGTCGTTCATGGCGCCCTTCACCTTATCCTTCTGCCACTTGAGGGTGGCTCGCTCGGCGGGGATTTCCCGGCCGCCGTCAGCCTTGGAAGAGGTCCAGAAGCTGGAGGGGATGAAGTAGTAGTCGTTGTGCTCGGCGTGGGCGAATATGTCGGGGAAAGGCAGGGTGTCACGGGGAGCCGTGGGGATGGTCTCGGGGATGACAACGCCCCGCTGCGGCGCGAAGGAGAACTTGCCGACCTGCTTCACGAAGGGGGCAGTCTCCGTGGTCTTGGGTGCCATGTGATGCTCCTGGTCTCGGGGTGGTAGCCGGATGGGGTGTCCTCCCGGCATGGTGCCCTTCTACGGCCGTTCATGTTCCCGATCAAGAGGAGGGGGCTGGTAGCTGGGGGCACGAGGGGCAGGCATCCGGGCCTTAACCTTAAGACCAGACACCGGGTCCTGCCGCACCTCGAAGCGGTATGTTACGCCGTCCTCGGTGCCCAGCCAGGATCGTATGAGGGTGCGGTCCAGCCAGTCCTTAGGGAGTTGCCTGCACATGCTATGGGTCCTTCGTCAGCCACTTACGCATCTCGGCTTCCCCGTAGCCGCCCGTCAGGCGCAGGTAGCCTTGCGTGGTCTCAATGTCCTCGTGCCGCAGGTACTCCCGGACCATGTCCAGCGGCATTCCCTTGGTGATGTGCAGGTAGCGTGCTGCGCTGCGGCGAAGTGCCTTCAGCGTGGCCGTGGGGTTGTCGGAGGCCCCGAGGTATGCGCGGCATTTTTCCCAGGATTGGGCGGCGATGAGGTATGAGGCCTCAGGCGATAGGCCGAACTGGAAGACCGGCACCTTGCTAAAATGCGGGTGGGAAGCCGCCCAGCGGAGATTGTCCAGCATGGCTACCTCGGGCGTGAGGCCGTGCCTGTCGTGCCAAGCGTGGAGCAGTGCGTCGTAGGCTTCGGGCATCAACGGCAAGGTGGCACGGGAGCCTAGGGTCTTGGTGCCGTCCACCATAATGCTGGCCACCTCGCGGGCGGGACCACTGGAGGAGTATTTGATGGCATTGGGCGTGATGCGCAGGGCCTCCTCCACGCGGAGACCAGAGCGGGTCACGAAGCGGATATAGTTGGCCAGCATGAGAGCGGCGCCGGTAGGCATGCAGTATGGGCGATGGGGCGCCTGCTGTCTGAGGAAATTGCAGACCCTCGTTTCCTCCTCCAGGCTGAGCCACCACTTGGGCGGCACCTTCTTGCTCAGCTTGGGGCGGTCTTCCGCCTTCCCGAGGTCCACGCCCATGGCCCGGAGCACGTTGAGGCGCTTGCGGATGGTGTCGGGGGCGATCTGAGCGCCCTGCCAACCTCGGATAGCGACAGCCACATGGCCCGAGGTCACCTCCTTGACCAACACATGCCGCTCTGGCTCCAGGGTCGCCAGAATGATTTCAGTCAAATGGTCTGCTGCTGTGCGGCCTTGCGAGTAGAGCACGTCCTTCGAACGGTGGTCTGCCCAGCGACCAGCCCGGAGCTTATCCAGGGCACGCATGAGGGTGTCGGTAGGCTGTGGCTTGGCGTCTGCCTGGGCGGTTTGCCCGGCCTCGTCTCTGGCCTCTATGTTGCACATGGGGTTGCGAGCCTCCTAGAATGCAGAAAGCCCCCGCCTTGCGGCAGGGGCCTCTTGTATACGTCCGTTCATGTTCGGGTGGTAGGAGCCTCAGGCGCCCTTGGTGCCGGTCGCCTTGGAGAAGGCCTCGTCCTGGGCCTTGTTGAAGGCTGAGACCTCCTCGTCGGTGCGGTCGCGGTCGCGGGCGATGGTCACCTCACGCTCCACGTGCTCCGAGATGGCTTGCTCCGGGTCGTTCGTGCGGGTGATGCCGGCGGCGGTCGCCATGACCTCCATGCGGAACTCGCTGTCGTGCTCTTGCGTGCTCTCGGTGGTGCCGTCTTCTTCGATGGTGCGCCAGTCGAGGTCTTCGACGTTGTAGGCCTGCGGGGTCTTCATCTCGTCGGTGTAGAGCGGGCCGAGGCGCGAGGCGTAGAACTCGTGGCGATCAGCGAGAAGGGCCAACGTCAGGCCGGCCGACCAGTCGGGGCGGGTCATCGGGTCGCCCGCCACGCGGCCGGAGAAAGCGTCGATCATCAGCACGCCTTCTTCGTTCTCCTTGTGCACAGGCACGAGGTTGAGCTTGGCGCCGGTCACCGGGTCAACGGCGTAGTCGATCAGGCCGGAGGTGTCTTCGTTCTGCGGATGCGTGTTGTTGGCGGTCATGGTGGGTCTTCCCTTGCAAGGAATGCGATGCGAGCTGCATCTCCGGCCGAATTGAATGGCTTGCTGCTGCCTACCTTCGGCCATGGCTTTGGGCAGCGCAAGGAGGGGCCGGCCTAGAGAGGCCCGGCTTTGACGCAGGCCGCCGCGAGGATGGCCATGTCCTTGGGGTTGAGAACGTTGAGCGGGCGCCCTTTGGGGCCACGGGCCTGGGGCCGCTCCTTGAAGCCGCAATTCCGGCGAGGGCCTGCGGGCATATACCGAGATCGGGGGCGGTTGCGGTTGCCTTCGCCGGGGCCGGGAAGTCGGGAGATAATCGGCATGGGCGGCATGGGGTCAGCAGACCGAAGTAGGGCGCCTAGGCCGAGAAGGCCGGGGTGGGTCAGTCTCATGGGTTGCGAGCCTCCTAGAATGCAGAAAGCCCCCGCCTTGCGGCAGGGGCCTATTGGTGGCCGGTTTTGGCGGCCGGGGGGCATGATGGCCTCCCTAGGTGGGTGGTGGCTAAGCGCACATGGCGCCTAGGTCCATCTAAAGTGTCCCTTAACTATCTCCTATATGCCGCCACAGCTTCCGGGGTCTTGTCAGTTGCGTGGCGCAGAGACCCCAACCGCTTCGCCTCCAGGGCCGCCGGGGTGCCATCCCGCATCAAGGCCTGCACCTGCAAGCGCATGGCGTGGCGCCCCCTTCCCCGGTGCCGGTTGAGGGCGATACCGTGCAGCCGGCCCGTGATGGCGCAGGGCCACCACAGCATGGGGCCGGTGCCGTAGGGGTTGAGGCGTGAGGGCACAAGGCGCAGGCTGGCCAAGGTGCGCAGGCCTTCCGGGTGACGTGTGGTGTGGCGCAGTGTGTTAGCGTCCATGGTGGCGGTCTCCGCGTTGCCGGGCCTCGCGGGCCTCTAGGCAGGTGTTGGCGACGATGCCGGCCGCAAGCACGCCCAGCATGATGGCTGCCGCCCAGATGGCCATGAGGCAGGCCGGGGATATTTCCCTCATGCCGGCACCATGCCCCGGATGCGGGCAACAGCGTCCAAGTGGTCAAGGATCGCCGTTGTCTCCACCCCCAACGGGGTGCCTCCTCGCGTATCTGCCCAATGCTTCCGGGCGTCAGACATCGAGAAGTAGCGGCAGCTCGCCTTGACCCAAAGCACACCGTCACGCGCGTGGCCGATGAAGCGGTAGCCATCGGAACGCTGGCCCCCGTCAATGAGGTTGGCACCCGCGAGGTTGGCACCCGCGAGGTTGGCACCCGCGAGGTAGGCATCCGCGAGGTAGGCATCCGCGAGGTTGGCACCCGCGAGGTTGGCACCCGCGAGGTTGGCACCCGCGAGGTAGGCATCCGCGAGGTAGGCATCCGCGAGGTTGGCACCCGCGAGGTTGGCACCCGCGAGGTTGGCACCCGCGAGGTAGGCATCCGCGAGGTAGGCATCCGCGAGGTTGGCACCCGCGAGGTTGGCACCCGCGAGGTTGGCACCCGCGAGGTAGGCATCCGCGAGGTAGGCATCCGCGAGGTTGGCACCCGCG